CCCTTATGTCCTGCATCGCTTTTAGTTGGTATTCTCTTGGCTTCATATATTGTGTTGACTTGATGAGCCCCATCCAATCTGTTTTGGTTCGGGCGTCGGTTTAGGTTTAGGGTTTGTTAACTCTTCCAATCTTGCCAGTATCTGAAAATACTTGATAACATTCTTGGGCAATCCTCTGCGCTTCCAAGCATACCAAGTGTCTTTTGTCATTATACCCTCATAGATTTTTGAAGTTGTGATGTCGTTGGTCTCAAGCTCTTGGTTGATGTCCTCGATCGTTTTCATAGATGTAAAATTTATCATTTGATTGAATATGCTTAAACTTGATCTTATACATATATTGTATAGAATCGTAAAAGTCTAGCATGTTGTTGATCTGCTCCTGGTACTCTTCAGGAGTAGGGGCATAAATTGCAACCTCTTGAGGCTGCTTATCTGTCTGAAATGCTAATAATAGCAAAAACAAAAATACATTTTTCATAAACTTGGTTTTTAGTTACTATACAAATATATGAAAACAAACAGACAAAAACAAGAAAATAGTTGCTTTATTCATAAATTTGTCATATATTTGTATTATTAGATAACCAAATAACTATTTTTCTTATGAAAACTCATTATCGAAAAGCTTACAAGTCGGATCACTTAGGTACGGCAGATTTAGAGGACTACATTGAGCAAGGTAGAGTCCTTAATTTTGTAATTGCTCACGTAAAATATGAACAAGGTGCAACCGTAGCAGGTCGCAAAGGAGACTTTAATATTGCATACTTTAAAGATAAGAAAGTAAAGCCTCTTGTCTTAAATGCTACCAATGCCGCAATGATTAAAAAGTTTTGCAAATCTTCATTCTTAGAGGATTGGACTAATGTCCCTATCACTCTATACATTAAGGAGGGTATTAGAAACCCTGGAACAGGTGAAAAAGGTGGAGCGGTACGCATTAGCCCAGTGCAACCACAAATCAAAAAGCCTAAACTGCACAGAGAGCATCCTCAATGGAGCGAGGTAGAGGAGAAGGTCAAAAGTGGGACAGCTAACCTGGAAACAATCAAAAAGTACTTTGATCTCAACAGAGTAGATGAGGACTATCTCAAAAATCTAAAATTAAAAACTGATGCCTAAGTCTGGACATATAACTCCCTCGCAGTTTAAGGCTGTGATGACAAAGGGGAGAACTAAAAATCAAATGTGGGGGCAGACTGCCCTCACTTATGCTGATCGACTCGCAATGAATAGAGCGACGGGGATTGATATTGAAGAAGTCACAGCCAAAAGCCTTGAGCATGGCAAAGAGCTAGAACCATTCGCAATACAAGCTTATGAGCGTGAGAACTTTGCCGAAGTCTATACTGTAGAGACTCCCATCCATCACCCAGATTATGAGTATATTTGTGGAACTATGGACGGGCTAGTGATGGAGGATGGAATGATTGAAGTCAAGTGCCCGATCAATCCGCTCAACCACTTTCAGAACATCATGTATGCCAAGCAATATGAAAAAGACTACAAGTGGCAAATACAAGGTTATCTGTGGATAACTGGCCGCAAGTGGTGTGACTTCGTAAGTTTTCATACTCACGAGGGTTGGGGTGACAAACAACTATTCAGTCATCGCATCACTAGAGATGAGGATCTCATCAACCAACTAGAGGAACGGATGCCACTATTCTGGCAGATCGTAGAACAACTAACAAAAGATTATTTAGCTAGATAGAAAACGTTCTTATAAACAAGTTCTTATAGGTCTACTGGTCAGCCCCTGCAATCTAGGTGGGGGCTATTTTTAAAAACTTAAATCAAACTGTAATGAAAAATTTATTTTTGCTTTTTGCCCTTTCATTTGTATTCGAATCTTGCAACAAAACTGAAACTATAAACCCAGTGGAGGAGGATGTCATTATCACAACCCATCAAGAAGGCAGCAAAGTCTTGTACACTATCACTGTAAATTTTGGAGCTGGAGACTGTGCAGGCAACGGCAAAACATGGAACAAACTCCAAAACGAACTAAACGCAATTTTTGCCAACAATGGTACTAATATGGCACTAGTGCAAGTCACTGGTCACGATTGGGAAGGTGGAAACCTTTGCAATTGCAGAGCAAACAAAGCATTGCAAGAATTTAACCGATGGGCAGCCACTAAAGGAGTGGGGCAGTCTTTTGGAATCACAACTTGTCAAACGCATATTCATTCCGGTCCTCAAAACCAAGTTGCTGTTTTAGAGATCGACGCATTTTTATAATCCCTCTGCTATCCCATTCGAAGCCTTCAGGAGTCTCCTGGGGGCTTTTTTTTATTCAGTTTTATTCAGCTTTGCATCATCTGCAATGTCACTCAAGAACTTTTGAGCCATTAAATAAAATTCACTGTTTTGATCGTCTGGGCTCTCATTGTTCAAATAAATTGCAATATCCATCAAAGCTCTTGCTATTGATTTCTTGACATCTCTCACAGATCCATTGGGCTCAATTGAGTCATTATAAACTTGATCTATTCCCATTCTAAATAAATCGCTTTTTGAGATGTTCAAAGAGTTGCACAGAAAAACAATCTTTTGCTCAGTTTGATAGTCTACTCTGAAAATTTGCTTCTTAAATTTCATTTGCTTTATATTTTTATATTTCGGTCGCGATCTTGCGATATATACAAAGATACTGCAATGTATGTACAAAAGTACTTTTTTAGCTAAGTTTTCTATTAAATTAAGGGGATTTCCTTAAATCCTTAAGCGTCCTTAAAGCGTTTTAAGGGCTATTTTAAGGTCGAAACGCCCACCACCACTAAATTTGCGCATTTCCTTAAAGAATTGGCTAAAACATATTAGAATATAAAAGTAGATACTAATATCAAGACACTAATCTCATATACATATCTTATTATTATTAAGTTTTTAAGATTATTATTATTATTATTATAGAACGCCCACTATCACTAGGTTTTTCGTCCTTAAATTTTCCTTAAAAATACCCTTAATTTCCTTAAATTCGCTTATTTCTTTAAGGTTTTTGCTTTTTACACTAGTTTGCAGTATCTTTATACTGTAAGAAAAATAGTGTTTCTTTTATAAGGAATTTGGTTTAGTTATTGATTAGAGAGTGAGCGGTTGTAAGGGAAGCCGCTCGCTTTTCTTTTTTTTGAACTGGGGCAGGATTTTTGATGTTTTAACAATATGGCATATAATACAAACGAACTAGAAAAACAAGCCCTTGAGGCAATCAAGGAGCATGGGCTCATCTTCATTGAGGAGGTAGTGAGCTTTTTGCCATGTTCTAAGCCCACATTCTACGAGCATGGACTTAACGAACTTGACTCTATAAAAGAGGCTATAAACTTTAACAAAGTATCTAAGAAGGCGAAACTGCGCAAGAACTGGGAGCAATCAGAGAATGCAACACTAAACATCTCCTTATATAAACTCTTGGCTAATGAGGAGGAGTTAATGAGGCTATCAGTGCAGAAGATCCACCAGGAGACAAAGCAAGAGACAAAGCACTCCATTGACTTTAATAAATTAACAGACGAGCAGCTAGATGAATACCTTAGAGTTACAAAAGGAATACTTGAGAGCGGTAAGGGAGAAAGCGAGGAGGAGCTTTGAGCAGTTTGTCCTGATAACTAAGCCAGATTACAAACTTAACTGGCATCACAAGCTCTTGATGAGCAAGCTCCAAGCATTTGCAGAGGGTAAGATCAAAAAAATGATGGTTTTTATGCCTCCACAGCATGGCAAGAGTGAGCTGACAAGTAGGAGACTCCCCTCATATATCTTGGGGATCAATCCAAATGCAAAGATAGCAGGATGCTCCTATGCAGCAGATCTGTCTAAAAGTTTTAACAGGGATGTACAGAGAATAATTGAGGATGATGCTTATAGTGGGATTTTTCCCAATACTAGACTAAACTCCTCAAATGTAAAGAGCTCAGCAAAAGGGAGCTATCTGAGGAATGCAGATATTTTTGAGGTTGTGGGATATAGTGGCTTTTATAAGTCTGTAGGTGTGGGGGGATCTCTCACAGGGACTCCAGTGGATATCGGTCTCATTGATGATCCTGTCAAAGATGTAGTGGAGGCTAATAGTGCGACATATAGAGCGAGGGTGTGGGACTGGTTTACAGGAGTCTTTTTGACTCGTCTACATAATGACTCACAGATCCTGATCACTCAGACTAGATGGCATGAGGATGATCTCAGTGGGAGGATCTTAAAAAGCAAGCAAGCTCATGAGTGGGAGATATTAACACTCCCAGGCATATTGGAGACAGATGACAAGCATGAGGATGATCCCAGACAGATTGGAGAGGCTCTGTGGGCTGATAGACATAGTTTAAAAAAGTTGCTTGATTTTAGGGATGCAAGTCCGAGACTATTCCAAGCAATGTATCAGCAAGATCCTAGGCCTTTCGAGGGTGGTCTTGTTTATCCTAAATGGAGCAGCTGCAGTCTTCAGGACTATAAGATGGTCAGAATTGAAGAGATCAACGGGCTTGACTTTGGATACTCAACGAGCCCAGCGGCATTCATAGGAGTAAAGATTGACAAAGATGCAAAACGAATATATCTAAGGCTCAAGATCTATGGCAAGTTTATCAAGCTTAAGCAACTAGCGGAGCAGATGACAGACAAGTTGGATAGTGCTAGGCAGGAGATAATTGCAGATAGTGCGGACCCTCTGCTCATAGAGCATCTAAAAGGACAGTACAAAATGAATGTACACAAAGCTATCAAAGGCAAGGACTCTGTGAGCTTTGGGATCACTCTTATGAATAACTTTGAGCTAGTTATTGTAGAGGAGGGAGGCGAGCCATTGAAACGAGAACTAAAAAACTATAGATATAAAGAGGATGCCGATGGTAATCCTTTAGATGAGCCAGTCAAGGAGTATGACCATGCACTTGATGCCGCTCGTTATGTTGTACTTAAAAAACTAGGGCGAAAGGGCTCAAAATTTACTGTATTCTAATGGCAAAAACTGAAACAATCAAGAAGGCAATCGAGAAAGCTAGGCAGCAACTCGAAGACAAAAACGAGGAGTGGGTTGCATACCATCGCACAGCATGGCAACGACTAGAGCAGGCAATACTTGCACTGGATAGAGCCATCAAACATGAGGAGGCAATTGCAACAAGTGGCAAAGAGTATTTTGATAAAACAACTAAGGTGACAGGAAAGACAAAACTAGAGAAATCATGAGTAGCTACTACAGAATACTAATATACATTTGTTTAGGTAGTACAGCTCTAGATATAACTAGAGAAATTAACTCATATACAGATGCAGGGAAAATGCCTGAGGCAATTGGGATGATATTTTTAACTCTTATGTTTGTGATCTCAGCTAAATTGATAAGCAAAGAACTAGACAAGAATGATTAAGATAAAAGTTGGCAAAACTAGGGCGTTTCTGCCTGATCCTAAGACTATCCTCTTGACTCAATATATAGACTGGCTTGAGTGGGTAGATGAGAATCAACCCAGTTGGTGGAATGACATCTCTGCTGAAGATGATGATAAGCCATTCATTGACAAGTTGAACCAAAAGCAGAAGCTGCAACTGTTTGACTTTTGCGCAAAAGAGTTGGCTTTTTGGTCTGACCTAGGACATAAGGAATGGAGAAAAGCGGAGCTTTCGGAGTTGTTTGGGACTTGGGCATGGTTTAGGTCTCACTTTAACTATGAGCATGTTGAAGACTGGAACTGCTTGGATGTAGATGGAAAGATCTACTATCTCCCAGAAAAGTTCATGAGCGAGTCAACGCTTGAAGATTATGCCGAAGCGAACGCATACGAGGAGAGTCTTGCTGATGCTTTGGATGGTCAATATCTTGCTCTTTTTGGAATTGCTGCAATAATTTTGCGGTTGAAGGACAAAGAGACAGGCCGATTGGAGTCATACGATGACTATGATGTTGACTGGAGAACTGCACATTTTAAGGACCATCTAACAGCAGTACAAGCGCATCAGATAGCTTTTTTTTTGCAGAGACTAAGCAACACATTGCAGAAAGATACACAAATCTATTCGATGGCTCAGACGCTCGCGCAGTTAAAGCAGGATACGAGGAGCTAGTTGCACCTTATGGATGGCTTAACACTTATATCATGTTAGCCAAGGGGGATGTGATGAAGTTGCCAGAAGTGGAAAAGCTGCCGTTGTACATGGCTCTTAATTTCTTGAGTCAGCAAAATGCAGAGGCAAAATACTTGACTAATTTACAAAATACTAAATAATGACATTTGACGAGTTGCAGAGTAAGATCAAAGGATGGGGACTATCTAAAGGAATCACAACCAAGAAAAAACAGAAGGGCAAGAAGGTCATACAAAAGTATGCTCAGACATTAAAGATTCAGGAGGAGTCTGGTGAGTTGTGTGGTGCGATCTTAAAAGACGATGAGCCAAAGATCAAGGATGGAATAGGTGACACAATTGTGACTCTCATCCTATTGGCAGAGATACAAGGCTATACTTTGGAGGAGTGCTTGCTGATCGCCTGGAATGAGATCAAGAGCAGAGATGGTCAGCTAGTTAATGGGACATTTATAAAAAACAACTAAGATGCTTGCATACGGAATAATAATACACATACTAGCGTTGGTCGGGGCTGCTTTTCTTTTTGCTTTAGCAACGACTCCAAATAAAAACAAATAAGATGCTATTTATACAAATTTCGAACATTATCAATGAGCTAGTCCAGTTGGATGCAGATTTGCAATACTTCCACTATGGACTGCCTCAAGATGTCAATCGAAACATACCAAACAACTTCGACCCCAACAGTGATACTGGGCGTTTGTATCCTTATGTTTTGCAGATACCAAGAGAGCTGACAGCAAGAACACAACAGAACGGGACGCAATCCCTTTTTGAGACTCACACGGTAGAGCTTTTGTTTATTGACACATACGCATACAATGCACAACAGTTTGACTTTAAGCGAGACACACAGCTAAAGATCTTTAGCAAGTTGCAAGTCTTAGCGGAGCGGATCATCAAAGGTCTCCAGGAGTATGCTGAAGAGATTGCAATACCTCCTTTTAATATCTCAGACTATACCATTGACCCCGATCCAGCGCGATTCATTGCAAATACGCGGATGATTAGAGTGAACTTATCACTAGTTTTCCCATCTGCATGCAGTAGTTTTGACTATGATTTGAGTAGTTTAGAGATAGACCCTAATGATACAGTCACCACTGATCTGGAGGATGTCAATGATAGTACTCCGATCGTAGAACCTTAAAAAAATGATTCCTAACAATCACAGCCTAACAGTACAACATATTGACGATTATGGGAGACAGCGCACTTATATTGCAGCGACTTGCTGCGCTATTAGTCAGGACAATGAGAGCACAGATAGAACTTGCAGGGCATGTGATGACGGGAAGCTTGAGGGATTCGATAGAGAGCAAGATCGAGGTAACAGCGTCAACCGCTACAATATCCATCTTGCTAAACGACTACGGCCTTGCTTTAGATGGTGGAGTCCCTCCCGATCGTATTCCATTCGATTTTATACCTCCTTATCGTGGGGGTAAATCGGACTATATTGAAGGGCTCAAGCGTTTTGCACAGTTAAAGCTTGGGGCTAATGATGAAAAGGAAGCGTTGAGCATTGCCTTTGCAATTGCAAACAAGCATAAAAGAGTGGGCTTGCCCGTTGGTGGTCCCTCTGAATTTATTCAAAAGACCTTAGATGCAACAGAGCTAGAGATCACGAAAGCAGTTGAGGAGTATAGTGAGATTGTATTTGGGGTCATGATTGACAACTTTATCCAAACAATAGCAGCATGATAAGAGATAGTGGTTATTGCATAAATTATGAGGAGGGTTGCAGGCTCAAGCCTTGTCAACAGTTATGCTCAAGATGTAAGGGATATTTTAAAGTGAACCGAAAAAACAGAAGAGATGCCGATCACACAACTGCCGCAGTACGATCCTGCTAGTGTATATCAGCCAGTAGTCTATAAAAGTCAGTTTTCAATTGCTGCGCCTGAGTCGGTTGCATATATTGAGATCAATGTCTTATACAATGGCACGAGCATAGCGATAGATACCAAGAGCCCGGATGAGGTTGTTGGTACTACTTCATTTTTTGAGATAGATATATCAGCATTTTTGCAGCGATTCCTTGCACCGAATAGAGATAAGTCTAGCATGTTTGGCGACTTGTCTGGCTTATTTGTTGACAACAACCCCGATGCTTTTGGTGACATCCAAGTGCAACTGAAGTATGCGATTGAGGATGAGTTTGGCATCATTGGAGACCCAACTTTTACAGAGAACTCACTGATCCAAAAGGCATCAATTGCAAAGCGTCAGAATGGAGAGCTTAGGAGCTTAGACCAGTTCATTACTCCACAAATCAAGTTTTTAACTAAGCGACCAGAGTACAAGACGTCAGAAGGCTGTGCAAGCTTTTTGAGTTTCTACAACAATCAACCAACTCTCAACGGGTTTAGACTGATAGCTCTTGATTCTTCAGGTGCTGTCATAAATACTCACTATTCTACTTTTGGAACTTACCAAACGGTTGAGCAGATGACTGTTGGAGTAGGCTATGAAAACATTGATCAGAGTCTAGCTACTGACTGGCTGAATGGAGATGACAAGCCGATCCTAAGTGCAGCGGATTCTTATCTGATTGACTTTGGAGAGATCACTGCTGATATTAGTGGGATTGTATCTGCTTATACTCCTTTGACTGAGCAAGTGCTTTATGAGATAGACAACATCTGCGGCAAAAAGCTCAAGCTGTTATGGCTCAATGATCTTGGTGGGGTGGATGAGTACGCTCT